AGCACCAGCTTCGACAACCCGTACCTGCCGCCGACCTTTATCGAAGACCTGCTGCGCTACCCGAAACAGTGGATCAAGCGCTACGTGCTCTGTCAGTTCGACGACTTCGCAGGACAGATTTACGAGGAATGGAATTGGGACGAACACGTCGTCAAGGGTGACCTGAAAATCAACCCCGGCGCGGTTTACTGGATGGCGTTCGACCCTGGTACGCGCGACCCCAACGCCGGACTCTGGGTGGTGCTCGATCATAACGGCGAGCTATCAGGCAACCCCCGCACGCTGATCGCCGTGGCGGAGTACCAGAAGCCCGACCTGGCGGCGAACGTCGTAGCACGGGAATGGCGCGAAATCGAAGCCAAGCACAAGATGAACGTGCGCTGGCGAGTGGCGGACCCCGGCGCGATCAACAACCGGGATCGGGGCAGCAACATGATGCTCTCCGACCAGTACCGCCGACTCGGGTTTCACTTCGCGCTCGGCCCCAAGGACGAGAAGGATCGCATCCCGATGCTGGGCCAGTTGATCCAGATGCGCCGCTTCAAATGCACGCCTGCGTGCCCACAGTTCTTCGACGCCGTGAAGAACTACCAGTGGGAGGACCTCAGCCCAGCGATGAAACGCAAAGGCGTGGACGCTCCCGAGAAGGCGCTACATAAAGACTCTCACCTCGTGGTCTGTGGTCAGTACCTCTCGTCGAAATTCGTCAAGCCCCCGAAACGCAAGTTCGCGGACCTGGGCCTCAGCCCGCAGGAAGAACTCGCCCGCGAAGTAACGCGTAACATCAAGCGCGGCCTGGCGCGCAAGAACACACCGCCCGCGCCCATAGTCTGATACACTACCAGCATGAGCCAGTTCAACATCGAAGCAGAGAACCCGAACGAGAAGGTAGGCGGGGGCGCGTGCTTGGGCAACGGCGATGAAAAGTCAGTTGATTGCACCGGGCCGTACGTGGTCTTCTACGCCGCCGCCACGGACTCCAATTCCTCGCCACACGCCGTGCTCTGCGCGGCTTGCCTGGCCGAGGTGATGCACTCACTCGGGGAGGACGCGCAGGAGGCCGAGGTGCTCGACCTGCCCGCCGAGAGCGTCGTGGAGGAGGCTCCCGAGGACGCAGACATCCCCGAGGTGTAAGCCGTGGCCGTCCTGCCGTCGCTGCGTAAAAACCCTAACCGGGCTTATGAGGAACTGAAGGACAAGGCTCAGAAAGCACGCAAGCCGTTCGACAAAGACGTGCTCCTGAACCTCGCCTTCTACCTCGACAAGCACTACGTCGAATGGCAGGCTGAATCCAACTCGTTGCAGACCATCGCGCGGGGCACTCGCGAAAAACGCACCCCCCGCCCGGTCAGCAACAAGATCATGCACTTCGTCGTCAAGCAGCACGCAGCGACCCTCAAGGACCGCCCGCAGCCCGACGTGCTCCCGGCGAGTGAAGACCCGCTTGACCTGAGCATGGCGAGCGTGGCGAAAGCTTACTTGAACTGGCTCAGTGACCCGGAGGTGGCGGACTTCGACGGCGAGCTTTCCGATGCCGCGCTCTGGGCGCTGGCGGGCGGCGAAGGCATCCTCAAGTGGACCTACTCTGGCACCTTGAAACGCCCGGACGTAACCGCCGTCTCGCCGCTGGAACTCTACCGCGATCCCTACGCGAAGCGCTGGCGCAACGTGCGCTACGTGATCCATGAGCAGTTCATGGACATTCAGGCGATCTATGACGCCTACGACGTGAAAGTGCAACCGACCCAGGTGAGCAAGGCCGACGCGGAGAAGGCGGCGATCCTACGCGATATGGGCATGGCCCCCGTCCTTGAAGGCGCAGTGGTCAACGAGCTTTGGCTGAAGCCCGGCCAAATCAAACAGTACCCTCGTGGGTTGTTCGTCGTCTGGTCCGGCAAGGACATTCTGGTCGAGCCGCAGGACTTCCCCTACAAGCACGGCCACCTTCCCTTTACTCCCATCGGCGCGATCAAACGCCCAGGCTCGACCTACACCACCTGCACGGTCAAGTACCTGCGCTCACCGCAGATGGAGTTGAACAAGTACCACGCGCAGCGTATCACCGTCCGGCAGTACTTCGCCAACCCGAAGTGGTGGATTCCCGAGGAGCTTGAGCTAGAGGAGCCGCCGGACGACTCACCGAACCAGATACTCAAAGGCAATTCGGGCGGCGGGCAGTACAAGCCCGAACTGATCCAGCCCACGATCTTCCCCGAGAACTCGGACGGCGACTGGATCGTCAACGAGATGCGCGACGTGGCAGGCCAGCACGAAATTTCGGAAGGGGGCGTGCCAGGACGGGTCGAGGCGGCGCAGGCGATTGAGCTTCTTCAGAACACTGACGATACTCACCTCAGCGAGCTTCGCCGCTCGATCCGTTCGGCAATAGCGGAGGGAGGCTGGCAATCCCTCATGTTGCTCAAGCAGTACCACCCGGACGAGGTGGTCTTGCAGGCGTACTCACGCGAGGGCCTACCCGAGGTAAAACGCTTCCTCGCCACCGACCTGAAAGAGGGCATCCGGGTCCGCTGCACGATGGGCACGGGCCTCAGCGACAACCGCGCTGCCCGCCAGAAACAAGCGCTTGAACTCTGGCAGAACCAAGTCATTCAGGACCCCGAGGTGATGGCGGACCTAATGGACCTGCCGACCGCCAGCCTGACGCCGAACAGGATGTACGACGTGAAGCTCGCCCGCAACGAGAACCTGACCATGGCCGAGGAGCCTGGCGTCGATGGCAGCCAGGGCACGGCGATCACGCCGAACAGTTGGGACGCGCACGACATTCACCTGCGCGAGCACAACAACTACCGCAAGTCGCAGGAGTACATCCAGGCCCACGCCGAGGTGAAGAAAAAGTTCGAGTTCCACTGCCAGATGCACGAACAACTCTGGCTTGAGGAGCTTCAGAAGCAGGCTCTCCGGATGCAGATCGCGCAAGGCGCGCAGCCCGGCTCTGCTGCACAACAGCCCGAAGCGACTGCTTCGGACCAGCCTGCTTCTGAAGCTCCTGAAGCTGGGGCCGAAGAACCCCAGCCGAACGGACAGTAACCTGCTAAACTACGCTCATGGCTCAAGCTCCGTACAGATTCCTCGCTGAAGGCAGCACCAACAAAAAAGAAGTTCGCTCAGGTGACGGCCAGGTCACCAGCATCATCGCAGCGAACCTCAGTGCGGCGGTCAAGTACCTGAAGCTCTACAACTCGGCCACGTCACCCAATCTTGCTAGCGCGACACCTATCGCGACGTTCGCGCTACCCGCCAACGACACCCGTTCGTTCCAGCTTAGTCTCGACTACTCCAAAGGTCTTTGGCACGCGATCACCCTGAAAGGCGCTGACACCAACGAAGAAGCCGTCACCGCTGGGGATGTCTCCGTAACGATCACTACGAGGTAACATGGCGAAGGTAGGGAAGAACTCCCACCAGACATGGTTCGCCGCGTCCGATTGGGACGCCGAATGGGACCGCTCACTCAACGAGCATCCTGAAGTAGTCCTCAATGCCGACCTAGTTGACTTCGGCTTCAACTACCTGGGCGCATGGAACGAAGCGACTGAATACGCCGTCTTCGACGCGGTGGAATACAGTGGCGCACTTTACGTCTCGATCAAAACCCCGAACAAAGGCCAGAACCCCAGCACACCCGAATCCGCGTACTGGCTCGCGCCGGGTGCGCAGGGACCGCAGGGTAAAACTGGTCCTGAAGGCCCGGAAGGGAAACTCGGGGAAGAATCGGTCGAAACCAAACACCTGAAGGCCCTCGCGGTCACCGAGGCGAAGATCGCTTCGGAAGCCGTCACAACTGGCAAGATCGGTAGCATTGCTGTCTCAACTGAAAAGATCAACAATGCTGCCATCACCGCCGCGAAAATTGCTGGACTTGCCGTTGAAAACGCTCACATCGCTACCGGAGCAGTTAACGGCGAAAAACTAGCCGCCGAAGCTGTCACCGCCGCGAAGATCGGTGCCGGGGCCGTCACCGCCGGGAAGCTCGGGCTGGAAGCCGTCGAAGAAGCAAAGATCAAAGCCGAAGCTGTCACCGCCGCGAAGATCGGTGCCGGGGCCGTCACCGCTGGGAAGCTCGGGCTGGAAGCCGTCGAAGAAGCAAAGATCAAAGCCGGGGCCGTCACCGCCGGGAAGCTCGGGGAAGAAGCGG